TGTTGTTATTCTCTGTGTGGCAAACCTGTAATCTATCTCACTTCCCAGGGGCACATATGCTATTGTGGGGTTCTCTATATCCACACCAAGCAATCTCTGGAAGGGTGCTACACTATCTTCTATTGCAAGGGTTATCTTCTTGGTAGGAGTGCTGTACTGATGGACATATTTCTGTATGATATTCTCTTCCGGTTTCTGTGGGTCTGTGTTACCAAGGCTATCTTCAAGCACACCGGTAAGGAAGACAATAGGAGCATTAAGAATTCTGGTATCATATAGAACATGGGAATAACTTGGTTTGACATTTTCCGCATAGGTAGTAAGTCTCACCCTTATCTCCTGCAAGTCATTTATGGAACACTCATCTATCACATTCTCATATATCACATCACTGTCATTGCCATCTTCCTCCTGTCCCTCTTCCACACATTTGAGAGAGAAATCAGAAATCCAGCAATAGGCATTCACCTCATAGAATTTGTCTTCAAAATTGGGGTTGCCGGTATTTCCATAGAAGGAAGGAGCAGGGTTAAGGAATTCAAAAGAAATCTCCTGTGTGGTATCTATTCCACTTAAAGGTATTTTTATGCCCTCGCAATTCACCTTATCCTCCCAAGACACATTGTTAAGGATTGATATTTCCTTGTTCCAAAAGGAGTGATTATTTTCATCCCATCTCATTGTAGGTGAGCAGTAGTCATATACAGTACCGGCACTCACCCATTGGTTTTGTGATGAACTCCACCCCTTGTCACCAATATGTATTCTGAACCTTGGTCTTGCGATACTATTCCGGTAATGACCAGCAGCCATCCATGCAGTAGAGCATTCTGTATTGTCCCAGGAAGGGTTTATGTAGTTTCTTCTTGGATGCCTTTCAAACACAGCACTGCAATTAAGCACCAGGAAGGACTTATCACTCATCTTCACCCTTGACTTAAAGCCATCCTTCAATTTGAACACCACATTATTCATACCGGTCTTTAAATTATTATGCATCTCACTGATACATATATATCTGGTATAGTCAAGTTTGGAAGGCACAATCCACTGACCTGCATCACTTCTGTAATCTTTTCTTACCACCCCCAGGTCACATATAGTTCCACCTCGGTACACCTTGGTTATGTTGCTTGATTTGCGGTCCGATTCACTTGGATTGGCATAACTACCTCCCTCCAAGGAATAGACACTCTCCCAGTACTTGTTGTCATATAACCTGTGAAAGTATCTGTATTGGGTATCCCCGGAAGTCTCTTCCTTGTAATTCTGCTCAATGCCAAGGGAATACCAGGTTGCTCCATTTGGATATTTTGCCTTGTTAGGGGTTTCAGGGGTCACTTCAAAATTGGCAAAGGTATCTCCACTATTTAGCCTATTGGTCAGCAGGGCATCATCAAAGGGATTGGGTATGAATTCATCAGCAGCATACATATTGGCATTGACAGTAACCTTGTTGTACACCGGCTCAAAGGATATTGAAGCACCACCGGACCTATAACTCTCCTTTGTCACAGTATATTCTCCATCAAGGTGCTGTGTAGTTGGAATTTGATAGTCACTAGCCTTCGTGTACCAAGTCACATACAAGTCAGAGTGTGTTTCAAGGTACTGGTAATCAACAAGGTACATTCTCCTGCCATATTGGAGTGCAGTAAACCCAAAGTACCTGCATATCTCTTCCAGCACATCACTCAATTTCCACTCCTCTTCAACATCATTGAATTGGAAGTTATGCTCACTGATATACAGATTGTTAGGCATCATTGCACCTGGAGTTGTACCGGTTCTTTTGCTTCTTGTCCAGCACCAGGCATCAAGTTCTCCACCAGCAGTACATATCTGGTCAAGGATGCTTTTGATGGTTACTATGCCACCACTATTACTCTCTGTATAATCTATGTATTGGAGTGAAGAGATACAGTCAGCCGCTTCAAGGGAAAAGGTCTCATAGCAGTGGTCATAACCGGCATCAAAAGGACCTGGATGAAGATACCCCACCCATACTGTTTCCGGTGTTTCGGTGGTTATATCAAGCAATTCCACTATGGTATCCTGTGCACAATTTGAAAGGGCATCTTCCAAGTAATCACTATAAACTACATTTATGGTTGCTGTGGATGTCCTTACAGGGTCAAAGGGGGTTTCACTTGTATTGTATCTTACCACAAAAGGCTGGTCTGCTGCAAGGGGAATTTCCTCATATTCAGCAGAAGCAGAATTTGCTATAATCCTTACTTCGTATTTCTTATTGCAGGTGGTTGTGTTAAAATGGGCAATATAGTTACTCATATATTTCTTTTATTTATAAAGTAATATTGTGAGCAGACATTTTCAATTCTCAATTATTTTTTGTAAATTATTGGTATGAAAGAGACATGGAAAGATATAAAAGATTTTGAAGGACTTTATCAGGTAAGCAACCTTGGAAGAGTAAAGAGTTTAGAAAGGGTAAATGAGTACTATGTAAATGGAGTATTATATAGAAGGAAACAACCGGAAAGGATACTATCTCAACAAGATAATCATGGATATAAAAGAGTATCCTTGATGAAAAACTGCAAGGCAAGATGGTATATGGTGCATAGGCTTGTTGCAGAGGCATTCTTACCCAATCCCCAGAACCTTCCACAAGTAAATCATAAATCGGAAGTGAAATCAGAAAACTTTGTTGAAAACCTTGAGTGGTGCAGTGAGGAATACAATAAGAACTACGGCACAATGAAACAAAGGCTATCAGCAATCCATAAAAACAGGAAAGATTTATCCAAACCTGTCTATTGTGTAGAACTTGGACAAACCTTTCCATCTATTAAGGAAGCCTCTCGGCAAACAAATGCTCACATTGCTTCAATACAAAGATGTGCATGTGGGAAACAAATAAGTGCTAATGGGCTTACTTGGAAATATGCTAACTAATAACCCTTTGCCCTTCTCTCAGTATTCCGAATTGCACCGATAATATCTGTACCCCTGAGTTTAAAGGTGATTTCTCCACCACCACCGAATTTTCCGCTGTTGATTGCATTGAATAGTGTTGCCTGTTGCTGCTTGTTCAAAATCATTTCGCCTGAGTTCACCCTTGCAAGTTGTTTGTCTCCACTATATGAGTTTCCACCTACAATACCGCCAGTAGCAAATTTATGTAAGTTAGCCAAAACAGCAAGGACATGTCCTACACCAATTGCAATTGCTATAAGGTTGCCAGGGAAAGGAAGTTTTGCACCTGATGCGGTTGCCCCTGCCACAGCCTCACTTGCCTTTGCGGAAGCAGCAGCCTTTGCAGTAGCCGCCTCGGTCACATTTGCAGCAGCCTGTTTCTGGGTTTCCTGGGTATCTATTGCTTTTTGTGCTGCAATTGCCTGTCTAAGAGCAAGTTCCTTTTCAAGCAGGGATATCTTTGTGGTTGATAGTGCTATTTCCGCTTCGCTAAGTTTATTGGCAGCCTCACTTACCTTCTGCAATGTCTCATAGGCTGAAATTACAGTATCTACTATCTGCACCAATTGGTTGAAAAGAGCAATGAAGACATCCCAGCCATCAGAATCCTTGTCCTCCATGACATTTTTAAGGGTTTCCATTCCCTTTACCACCCTGTCCATAGAGGAAGCCATATTCTTTATTCCACCATAGACAGCATCATTTATGGATTTGTGGAGTGCATCTATATCTTCCTGGATTTTAGCAAGTTTCATAGCCTCTTCCAGGGTTGAAGCCTCTTTCTTGACCAGTGCAAGTTCAGCCTTCCATTCTGCAAGTTTCTGTTTTACAGCATCAGCAGCATCTTCAAGGTTGTCATATTTGGAGATTATGTCATTGATAGCATCTTCAAGTTCCTTCATATAGGACTTGGCATCACTGGCTTCCTCTCCTATAATTGTGCTTGGGGTCTTGTCATAGTCAAAGGTTGTATCCCTATTACCTCTCTTTGGTTTATCTTTTAGGAGGTTTTCTATATTGGCATCGGTAGCCTTTTCGGTCCTTTCCAGCCACTTGTCCATCTGGCTGTCAAGTTTCTTGTTTGCCTCGTCAATTGCATCATCTATGGCTTCAGTGATTGCATCAGAGATAGCCCTTGCAGTATTATTGGCTGCTGCTTTCTGTGCCGCTTCATAGAGGTCCTTGTACCACTTCTCCATTTTGGTCAGGGTTTTCCCCTTATCCATCTTGTCAAGGATTGCATCTATGGAGTATTTGCCTGTGGCTGCTGCTTCTTCCCAGAACTTGCTCACCAACTTGTCAAATTCCTCATTGAACTCTTCCTGGGTGATTGCGTGTTCTTTGAGTTTGTTTTCAAGTTCCTTTAAATTCTCATTGTATTTTTCAAAGACCTTTTCAATATCTGTGGTTTTTCCACCACCGCCACCACCATTGGAGTTTCCATCATTATATAAGTCAAGCCACTTAATCTGCAACTTGTCCATTTGGAAATTTACATCTTTAAGTATGGCTGAATATTCTTCCAGTGCTCTTTTGTTCAACCCCTCTTCAATCTCAATTTTTCCAAGTTTAAAGCCGGTGAATAGACCTTTGTTTAGTTTCTCCCTTTCCTTCTTTAACTCAGAGTTGCGGATATTTATTTTATCTATTTCAATTTGAACTTCTGTGGCTTTGGCTGCAAGTGCCTGAACCATAGCCTGAGTTTTTGTTGCCTCAATCCATCTACCTACCTCTTTGACAATATCCTCGTATGCCTTTTTGGTCTTGGTAAGTGCTTCCAAAGTGTAAGAGGTACCCATTGCCTTGTTCAATTCATCCAGGGCATTTTTCGCTCTTATCATGTTCTTACCATCTAATGAATCACCCAGAATTTTCAGGTTCTTCTCCATTAGAGTAGCATTTGAATTGGATTCCCTGGCTACAAGTCTCATTGAGTCAATATAATCATAGAATAACCTATTAACCCTCTTCTGTTCATCGTGGATTTTTTTCCAGTAAGAATATATTGCTGTCAGACCGGCTATTACAGCAGATACCACAGCCATAGCACCCATAGAAGATACTATGCCCTTAATTTGCATTCCAATACCCTTGAAAGCGGCACCTATCTTTTTCCCAAGAGGCACAAAGTTAGCCTCCAGTTTTTCTTGCTTTGCAACTAAATAACCCACCTCTTTATTGAGGTCTTTAAGGTTTTGAAGGTCTGTCTTGCTGAGATGGAGACTCTTTGCTATTCCGTCCTTTCTTCCCAGGGCACTCTCAGCCTTATCTAATTGTACAATTGCATCAGTATATGCATAGACAGTCTTGAGTTCCTCAGTGGACATCTTTTGAAGAAGCCCCCTATTATTGACATACTTGTTTTTAAACCTGGGGTCATTGATTTTAAATTCTTCGCCAGAAACACCTTTGAAGGCTGCTGCTGTGGCTGCCTCATACTTTTTGGGAAGGTCCTTCAATTGTGCCTCTACCCCTGCAATATAATTGTCACTCTGCTTTTTGAGGTACTTGAATACTCCACCACCGACAATACCGGCAACAAGACCCTTTAAGAGGCTGGATATTTCTCTGATATTCCTTGATACTGCACCAACAACACTATTTGCCCCATTGATAATTCCCTGGTACATATTTTCTGCACCACTTCTTTCCACAAACTCTGTCCAGGTATTCTTTAACCTGTTTATGGACATCTGCAAGGAATCAAAGTCAGCACTCTTGGTTACTGTATTGAGCATTGCAGCAAACCTTGGGAGAGCCTCGGAAGAGATAACCTCACCCTTCTTCATCATATCCTCCAATTGTGCGGTAGTGACACCAATTGCTGCAGCCATCAAGTTGAAAGCACCAGGGAGGGAGTTACCCAATTGCCTTCTCAACTCTTCACTGGTCACCTTACCCTTTGACATCATCTGGGTGATTGCCAAGGTCATATCATTCGCCTGGTCTGCTGACATATGATAGTAAGCAGCAGCCCTGGTAAGTGCCTCAAATACATCCTTTTGTGCTTCCAGGCTTAGGTTGGTCTTATCACAAGCAGCATGGAATTTAGCGAAGTTTGAAGTCAAGCCAATAAGGTCCTGTGAGTAGTCCTTTGCAAGCCTTCTCACATATTCCAGATTCTCAGCATAGTTGTTGATTTCTACACTGCCCTTATTTACACCATCTGTATATTCCTTGGTGACCTTGCTGACATTCTTCAATACATTCTGTGCTGATGACAATTGTACAGCAGTATCCTTCATGTTGGATATGAATTGAGTAAGTCCAAGACCAGCACCAAGAGCACCGGCAAGAGAGAGGAAAGAACTCTTCAAACTTGCAAGTGCTGATTTTACTTCTGCTACACCCTTTTTGAAGCCAGCACTATTGAGTTTGAGACTGGCATTAAAAGACATTGAGTTACGAGCCATATATATAATTGTACTTTATAACTTATATTTATTTGAAAAGGTGATTTGTAAGCGGACAAAGTTGGTACAATCCAAAAAATGTCTGTACTATAGTATCAGTATGGTACACTACATTTATAAAATCACCTGTCTAAAAGGAACTCTAAAAGGACATTATTATATTGGAAAACACAGCACAAAAAATGCAGATTGGGATTACTACGGAAGCGGCAAAATAATAAGGGATTATTATAAAAAATATGGGAGAAAGCAGGGGCAGTCTATCATAAAGGAGATACTTGAATATAATCCCTCATTTGAAGAGAATTTAAAGAGAGAGATGGAAATTATTGGGAACCTTTGGGAGACAGACCCTCTATGCCTTAACTTATGTGGAGGGGGTAGAGGTCCCTGGGGGGTAAAAGTGTCAGAGGAAACCAGGCAAAAACTAAGAAAAAGCCACCAAGGAAAAAAACACACCCTGGAACAAAGAAGGAAAATCAGCGAAGGTAATACCGGGCACATTGTAACAGAGGAAACCAAAGAAAAAATATCCCAAGCAAACAAAGGGATTAGAAATGGGATGTATGGTAAAAAACCATGGAACAAAGGCAAAAAATGTGAATACTCTTCCGGTAAAAACAACTACCAATCAAAACCAGTAAACCAATATACACTTGATGGTGAACTGATTAAAACTTGGGATTGTGCAAGTGATGCTATTAAAGAATTAAATCTTGGGAGAGGAATAACCAAATGTTGTAGAGGCGAAAACAAAACAGCATATGGTTATAAATGGGAGTATGCTCATTTTTGATTTCTTTTTGCTAGTTCATCCAGGGATTTGTATATGGCATCCATTATTTTATTTAGGGCAACTCTTCCTTCTGTGTTTACGGCATCTGTCCAGAACATGGAACCAGTATTTGGTTTTCCCTTTGATACACTTCCCCTGTAATAACCTTTTGTTGTCCACCTCTTTTTAGTACCCCTATCCACAAGATATGACGCGGCTCCACCGGGTCTTTTAAAACCTACAAGAGCATAAGACCTCTTTTTTACCACCCTCATTCCAAAGGATTTTTTAAGATGTCCGGTATGCACTTTATTTCTTTGAGCAAGGTTGGACTTACCGGCTGCTTGAAGTGATTTAGCACCGATTCTCAGGGCATTTTGAACAATACTCTTCTGGTCTGCAGTGCTAAATTCAGAGAGCCACCTTTGCACCCTGTCATAATCCGCTTTATCCAGTACTATTGTTAATTCTCCGCTTGCCATTAGTCCTTATCTTTATTCTGCTTACTTAAAAATGCAAATGCTGCTGAACTATTCTTTTCAAGTTTTTCTTTTGCTCTATCCACCTTGCTTTTCTCCCAAGGGAAAGGTAATAGGTCATCAGGTCCCTTTATCTTCTTGCTATCAACATGGGGCAGGATATCTATATAAGCCCATAGTCTTTCCTCCTCATATCTTCTCTTCACAGCAGCATCAGCAGCCTTATACATAGGTTCAAGTTCCCATAGTTTCATCTCATACATAACATAGTGAGCATCAAGGTGATAATCTACTATGAGTGAGGTAGCCATATCTGTCATAGTGAGTTCCTTGGCATCCTCATCTGTCTTTTCTTCATTCTCACTTGTATTTGTGGATTTAAATTGCTGTACTACTTCAAGTATGTTCTTGTATTTGCTTACTGCCCAAGTGGTTATATCATCCACTTCAAGCATACTCATAAAAGTTTCATACTTCAATTCAATATTGTTTGATGTATAGAAGGAGCAATAGAGAAGCATACCCATATCTTCTTCCTTAAAATTAAAGAAAGACTTGCCTGATAACCTTTCATACATACATATTGATTTGATGGACAATACAATATCATATCCGCTTAAATCCATCTTCGCCTTTTCAGGTTTCTTTTTCTTAAACCACTTCTTAAACCACATATTATCCTTTTTTAGGAAAGGTGGTTTGAAAGCGGACAAAATTGGTACAATCCAAAAAATGTCTGTACTATAGTAATATGACAGCAGAGAAACACAATATTAGTCAAAAGAAGTATTATCAAAAGAACCGGGAAACCATACTGGAAAAGGCAAGAGAGAAAGCCCCTGAAAGAAGGGAATACCAGAAGAGTTATCAAAGGGAGTTTAGAAAAACACAAGCCGGAAGAGCACAACAACTATTAAGTAGTTATCGCTACAAAGACAGGTTGGACAATAGGGGAGAGACCACAATAACAAAGAATTGGATACTTGAAAACATATTCACTTCATCTTGTGTTTATTGTGGGGAGACTGATTGGAGAAAACTTGGTTGTGATAGGATTGACAATGAAAAAGCACATACACCAGAGAATTGTGTATGTGCCTGTAAAATATGCAATAGTGCCAGACAATACAAAAGGATGTCTGTTGATGAATTCAAAAGACTAAAGGGTGACTCCCTATGAGCCACCCTGCGTCATAAAATACTAACCTACAATCAATTAAGAGTTGTACTGAATTTCACCTGAACCAGTGATGGTAAGTGAAGAAGTAGCAATTTCATTGTTAGAGGCAGAAATTGAAAGGGAAGTGATTGCACCCTCACCGAAATAGTAAGCCTTGCTGGTATCAGGTCCACCAACAGTACCACACTCATCAGAGGAGTCCTGTGCAAGCACCCAACCAATATTCTTTCCTTCAACCATTGCATCAAAGAGGTCATCCACTGTAAAAGCATTGTTTGCAGCAGCGGCACTCTGTAAGCAGTAAAGGTTATCAGAGGATACTGTATAGGAAGCATTACCAGGAAGTACTGCATTCCATCTACAAGCCAGTTTTGTGGTAACATCAAGGGTATCTGCATTCACCTCAAGTGAGCAAGACTGTGAGTAGGCAAGAACCTTCGCATTTGAAACCATGCCGGAAGTCATTCCGCTATTACCAAGTTCAACAAGGTAAAGCCACATGTCATTACCTTTAACCAAATCGCTATTTACCGACCATGCCATAATTATATCTGTTTTGTTTTTTTATTTCTTATTTTATTGAGAACACCAAGGTCTCTATGTATTTGTTATCTTCAAAAGTCTCTGTGCTATCCGCAAGAAGAATATCCACTCTACACCCATCTTCATCATTGATATGTGTACCAGTAAGGGCTGCATCTATGTTATCAGCAAGCCTAAGGGCATCATCATAATTTTCGCTTATTGCTATTACTGCAACCTCACACTCATCTTGGTATACACCCTGTTTGACTACCAACTTTGAATACTTTTGACGGAGATATACTATGAAATCGCCTTTTGTATTCTCTGCTGCCACTATTGGATATATGTGATTGCCTACCTGCTCATATATCTGAGGGTCTGCAAGCAAGATGTCCCTTATGACATTACCCATATACCACTTGCGGCATGCACCTAAATCACAAATCATTAGTCATTAATTTTTGAAAGTATTATTGTAAGTTGGTTATCATCCATATACTTGTCCAAACTTGTTATCCTATACCTTTTTCCTTCATATTCAACTATATTGGTTTCGTCAATTTCTTTGCGGTAGCGAATCCTAAAAGTAAGTTCTGATGAGTGGAATAGTTCATCAGCATCAACAAGGTATGTTTCTTTGTTTTTAAGCCTTTCAGCCCTCACTTGAAACATATATACCTCACTGGTGTCCTTGTACCCACTTCCACTCTGGGTTTCCACAATCTTGTAGAATTTCAATATTTCTGTGAGATGTCCGCTGAATATCATTAGTTGTAATAGTTTCTATAAAGGTCAATTAAGTATTGATAATTAAAGGGGAGTGCAAGATTTTTAGTACCAAGAGGCTCCCTATTCTGGTACATATTACCAATCATCAGTAGCATGGCTTGAAGAAGGGGGGCTGGGAGACAACCCCCATTCTCTTCTGCCAGTAGGTCAAAGTCCTCATTTACATGAACCCGGACAGCAGCCTCAGCCATATCTATGAGACCCAAGATGTACTCGTCATCCTCGGTGAAGTCTGGCTCAATATTGAGGTGTTTTTTTGCGTAATCAAGTTCTATATACATATTGGACTTCTATATGATGAAATAGACTTATTCTCCGAAGACAGTTGCAGAAATGCGGTTACCCTTAAGAGCAGCATCAACAAGGTAGTTGACAGTAATCTTAATCTGGTTCTTGCCAGCGAGGGTGTAAGGGTCTACGGTGATAAATGCACCATTATCCCAAGTTGCGACAGCGAGGTCACGAGGGTCAAAGCAAAGGAGACCACCTTCTGCGACAGAGTTGGAAACCACAGCCTTGCGACCATCAATTTCGCCACCGTCCCAGACAAACTGGAGACCGGAAGCCATCTGAGTGCCACGGAGACCATACTTTACCTTAGGGTCAGCAACAAAGATGAACTCAGTGCCATTCTTCTCCTCAACCTTCTCTTCAAGTTCAAGGACATCCTCAAAAGCCATAGAAGCCATACTCTTACCGGTTACCATATAGTCAGCATCCTCATTGAAGAGACCGGCAGGCTGTGCATCAGAACCAGCCTCATCACCAAATACAGTCTGGTCAAGTTTCTCAGCAATAGCAGCAGCAAGGTCACTGATAAGGATTGCCTCTGCATCTTCAGGGGACTGAGCAAGGAATTGGCGGCTAATAGTGATGTAAGCAGTGAGTCTCTTAGGAGAAAGCACTGTCTCAGTGAAACCACTTGCACCATCCTGTGCATCATCATTTTCGGAGTCAGCCCAAAATACATTGGAGCCATCATACTTGGGGATGCGAATATTACCGACTGCATTGCCAAACCAAGTGGCACCTACCCTGTTAAGGACAGAAGCATTGCGGATAGCAACCTCAAGCCTCTTCTTCTCCTCAGGGACATTCTCCTTACCATATTCCTCAGCAGTTGCCTGGATGTCAGCACGGAGGTTAATCTGGTTTCCATTCACATAAGCCCTCATTTCGTCAGTAATGTTGTTCTCTACAACACCCTTCACTAAATCAAAAAGTCTGATTTCTTTCATTTTAGTCTTATTGTTATTTACATTATTATGATTTGTTTGTTCTGCGAGTTTTCTATTCTCTTCTTCAATCTTTGAGAGTTCTGCCCTTGCCTCTTCAATCTGAGTGCGAAGATTCACCATCTGGGTGTTTTCCTCTTCTGTAAGTTCCCTCTGCTCTGTTTCACCATTGGCAATTACAGACTCAAGTTCTGATTGGAGGGTCATAATTTTCTCTCTTATTTCAATCTCGGTCATAATCTTATATGATTTATATACTTATATCTTATAAAGGAGTGGTTTTGTCGGCACCTATTGGTTATTCATTTCATCACCCTTTTTGAGTGCATCTTCATACTCCTTCCTTAGACCATCATAGTATTCCTTAAGTTTTGCTTGCTTCTCTGCCTCTTCTGCTTGTCTCTTTTCCTTCTCTTCCTGCTCTGCCTTCTGTCTTGCCTCTTCTTCAAGTCTTGCTTCCTCAGCCTTGTACTCCTCAAAAGAGCGGCATGAGACTGATGTGGCTTCATAGGCAGGAGTACAAGTCAAAATACTGCAGTCATACAATTTGTCAAACCTGCGAATTGTACGAATATATGTACCATCGGCTTGTTTTTCCCAAGAATCTTCTGCGACTGTAAAAGCAAAGGAGCATTGGGTTGCATCACCTCTTTTTAAATATTCAAGGCACTCATCACCCAGTGAAGTATGAGGAGCGTCAACCACAAACCTAAGCCCATGGTCATCAGTACTCAATTTAAGGCTACCAATTCCATTTCTACTTCTGCCTAAAATTCCCCTTGATGAGTCATGGTTAAGAAGGGCAACCACATCCGATTTCTCAATTACACCATCCACAGCCTCAGGGAGTACTCTTTCAAAGAACCCACCTAAATCATGGGAAAGGCTGTTAAAAACAATGGCATAACCATCTATAGTTCTACTCTCATTTTCATTTCTGAAAGCAATATCTATGGACCTAATTTCTTTTTCCATTTCTGTTTGTTTTAATTGATTATTTTAAATAAAAGGTGCTTTGCGAGCGGACAACTATTGTTTACCATTATAAGCATGATAGCATTGCTTTTATCAAATAAATTTTGTATTTTTCTATAAAAGATTAATATTATGTGGAGTAAAGAATACAGAAAAGAGTACTACAGAAAATGGTACTCAAAAAGAAGAATTGGAAAAAACCAAGAGATTGAAAACCTACCTTATGAAGAGTGGAAAGATGTTGTTTATGATAGGTTTAAAAAACATTATGATTTTACAGGACAATATCAAATATCCAACTATGGAAGACTAAAATCACTTGAAAGGGATATTATTATGAAAGACGGCAGAACAAAACACTGCTATACAAGAATAATTAAACCGAGTAATGCAAGAGGGTACTACCAATATCAATTTGATAGAGGCAACATTCTCGGCATGCATACCAGTATTTCAGCAAATAGGTTAGTTGGTTTGCTGTTTATACCAATTCCTAAAAGGTTGCAACATTTTGATATAGATGTTTTGGAAGTCAACCACATTGATGAGGACAAGCATAATAATATTTATATTGAGGGGCATCCTGAGTTATCAAACCTTGAATGGGTAACAAGGGAGGAGAATGTAAACCACGCGACAGCACAAGAAAGAAAAGCATTATCATTTAAAAAAAATAATGATATGGGGACTGTGTATCAAAAAATGTTGGAAACAAGGATTAAAAACAAGTCTGCCAGGTGTCCAAGAAAGGTGAAGGCGATAAATATAGAAGATGGGAGTGTGCTGTATTTTAATAGTATAAAGGGGGCAGCAAGGTATCTAAAAAAGAATGGGTATGGAAACATATGGAAATGCCTAAATGGACAAATAACAAATGTTTATGGATATAAATGGGAGTATGAATAAAGGTGGGCTAGCCCACCTTTTTCCATATTATTTATAAAGTGATTATTTTGTCGGCACTATTAGATATCAGCATCTTCTACTGTCCAGTTGGTTGGAATACCACTTTTACCGGTAGTCCAGGAAGACATATTAGGA